CAACGGCAGCATTTATCTTAAAGTGATTAATAATTTAAAACCTAATACATCTAAAACATTAGTTAAATTATTGAATGTAATGTTTGCTTCATTTAGTTCAATTCTTTTTATGGTAGCCAATCCAATTCCAGTAACTTCTGCAAGTTGTTGTTGAGTGATATGTAGTGTTTTTCGTCTACGTTTAATTAATTCTGCTAAATTGGATTCGTCACCAAATTCCATTAATGATTTATTTAACTTTTCTTCTAATAATGCCGTTCTCTCGTTTATTTGTTTCTTTAATTTTTCGTTATAAACTCTCATTGTGTCATTATACAAATCAACAATCAATACATTAAATAAATCATGTTTTTCATTCAATAATTTCCCGACCCAATATTTTTCTTTATCAATTAATTGTTTCCAATCAAAAACGTCTTCCAGAACAACTACATCGGGTGTAAGATTATTCATTTTGAGTTCATCAACCCATTGGTTTAATAGTGGGTTGTGTGAATGCGTAGTATGTGATTTTGCTCTTTCAACACCATTCACCGATTTCCCAACATATTTATATTCATCAGTACGTGGGTCTTTTAAGCCATATATAATATTTTCTTTCATAATCCTAAATACTTAAAATATTTTAAAAAGTATCATATATGAACCATTTTTTATTTTTACCGTTATGGCAGTAAATCTTCCGATAATTTAACGATTATTGAGTTAATCTTCCAATATTACCGCTAAAGCGATAATTTTGCCGACCCCGTGGGATTCGAACCCCTCCTTCTCATAGACAGTGAGAAATGCTTCCAGTACACTACGAAGTCGAAATAATGCTTTACCACTTGTTACGGATGACAACTTTTTCATGTTGCAGTTATCTGGTTATTAAGCAGACGTGTTTATTACACCAACCCGTTTATCTTCGTAACCCATACCCTCCGAGTATGAGCCGACAGTAAAGCATTGCGGACATAGAGGGATTCGAACCCTCGTTTTTGTGGGGCGACAACCCAAATCCTGCACGCCAGTCAAGCACATATGTCCAGTTATTTTCTTCCTAATTTCCAACCATCGGGAATATTATCACCTTTAATTATTTTTTTATTATCAACACCATTAGTTATCCAAGATGTACCAAATTGTGAATTATTAATTCCCTTTTGTTTGATTGAATTTTTTATTCCGATTTTTCTTTTTGTTTCTTCAGTGTGTTTTTTACCAGTCCAATCAGGTGGTGTAATTTTCCCCAAACGATGTGCAGTTTTCAGATTATTCGAAACAATCACATTATGTCGTTTTCTGAACTCAGGGTCATTTTTTAGCTTTAACGAAGTCGCATTACCACCACAAATCGAGCGATGTCTTTGTTGTTCTTCGGAAATAAATCCACCTTTTCCACCAACCATTAAATTCATACAATCTTCTTTTGCAATTTCATTTAAATTAATGATTTCTTTCTCACGTTCAATCAGTGATTTTCTATTGGAGAGAAATTCAAGATACTCAACATTATGGTTTTCTCTACCATATTTATTTAAAGAATATCTCAATCTTTTTCCAGACCCTAAATAACCATCATCCAAATTGTCAGTTGAATGCATTCCATAATAATATTTACCATTTAATAAGTTTGTTGTCTTATAAATGAAATGATATTGTTTTTCTTTTCGTGCCATAATTTGTATTTTCCAATATAAATACTGAAAAGTACAAAAAACGACCAAGGGCGGTGCTGATGGGATTTGAACCCACGACCTCTGATGTGACAGACCAGTATTCTAACCAAGCTGAACTACAGCACCAAATTTCCAACATGTCAAAGAACCAACACACTCTAAAACAAAAAACCCGACTTACTTTCGCTTGTCGGGTTTTTCTTATTAAGAAAGGAGTGTGTAATATTGTATTACCCGACTAAGCATAGTTTATCCTCATCTGCTGCCCATAATAGGACTGCTGCCAAGGCTACCATTAATATGTCGAGTAAATTTTTCATCGTTTTTAAATTTTAAATGTTAATTCTTTCTATTAAATACTATTCGTTTCGCAATTATACGGTACAAAGGTATAAAATGTTACAATAATTCCAAACTTTTTTTAAAATATTTTATTATAATCTATTAATAAATGGTGTATGTTCTTCACAATCACCAAATTATGAATCATTTAATCACCAACATTATATTTGATATTATATGGTGGTAGTTCATTATCACTCCATCCTAACGAATTTCCAATATGTAATGCATAGTTTCGAAGTGATTCTGCCGATTTACTTAATGATTGATACATATCATATGTAAGATATTCGCTATTAATAAAATCAGCAATTGTTTTTCCCACATCATAATATTTTTCTGCCATCTCCCTGCTTTTCTGAGTATGGTGATAATCATCCATTCCATCAGCACTATAATTGGTATCCAGATGGTCAGAGTAGGTTTCTTCTTGAAGTTCATTAATATTATTATCATAGTTTTCAATATCATCTTTCCACTGAAGTGCTTCTTCAGTACCAAGTTCTTCAAGTCTTCTTAATAATATTGGTAATTCAGATGTGTGAAAATTAAAAACTCTACGTTTACCAAGTGAAGTATCTTTTACAGTAAAATCACTTTTGGTGAAACCTTCAAGACTTGAATCAATTCCCTGATTAACAATACCGACAAATAATTTATCATCTTCACTACCAATTGGTGTTGTTATTGGGAAATATTCATCGGTGGATTCATTGATTTCATTCATATTATTTAACGAATCGATTTTTTTATCTAATTCTCGGTTCAGAGTTTCAATGGCTTTTTCCCCACTAATATATCCATCGTCACTACGAACATAAGAATACCAATTACTTGGGATAAGTCCTTCGTATCGATTCGGACTACTTAGCATCATTATACTTGTAGCACCTTGATTTAAATCAAAAAGATTTGGCATTAATTCAGCAAGCATTGGTAATTCTTGTCTGACACCATTAATACGAACTTTATTACTACCTTCAATATCCACATATCTTCCATCTTTCATTGCTGGTATGAAAAATATTCTATTGAAATTGTATTTTGCTACTTCTTGTTTGGCAGCGTCAATTTTTTCTTGATTTGCTTTATTTTGTTTTTCTTTTTTAGAGAATCCTAAGATTTCATTCATATTATTTAATTTACTTGGAACAACGTACCCGATTTGATTTTTATTATCCCATACCTGTACCAATTCGTGATCAGTATTAAATAACATTACAGATTGTTCAGAATCTCTATCATTATATTTGCTTCCATTACGATGCCATTCTTCCTTTTCTTCTGGACTATAGAAACAATGAGAATAACTTGCAGAGAAATATTTTTGTTTATTAGCAAATTCATCAAACGATTGTTTGTCAGTAAATTCTATTGCTTCGGGATGTTTTGAAATCGCTTCGATTGCATCAGGAATTATTGGTTCACTTATTGTAAGATAACCATCTCTACTCTTATATATGTTCTCATTCAATTTGGGTTTGAATGTTTTATCGAGTCTCGACATGACTTCGAATAGTCTTTGTTTACTGTTTTGTTTTTTCATATTTAATATAAATTACTTATCTGGATAAAATAAATTACTTTTATCTGAGGTGAGTGTACTTTTAAGTTTACTACCACGTATCATATCACCAAAAGAATCACACAATACTTCTTTTATATTATCAATATTTTCATCCGTAAGTTCGGCATCAAACCGTGATTTTATTAAATCAATTAATTTTTGTAATACTGATAATTCCTGAAATGAAAGCACATCGTCTCGATTGGCATCTGCGACACCATAATCGAAGTTCTCATCGAGTCTCGACATGACTTCGAATAGTCTTTGTTTTGAATTGTCTTGTTTGTTCATAATCACAATTTTCTATAAATACGTGTAAATCCGATAAAATTTTTGGCATTGTTATTGCGTTTTAATTAAAAACACATCACGATGAAAAAAACACTTACTATTCTCACGCTCTTATTATTCTCAATAGTGCTTGTAGCACAGGAAAGACAACTCAGTGATTACGAAAAATATCGTCTTGCTCAGGAACAACAAATGTTTGTTGAAGACACGATTAAAACCGACACCGTTGTTGTTGAGAAACAGCAAATCGTTGTTATTAATAATTACCACATCGAAAACAATGAACCAGATTACCGAGAACTACTGAGATTTGAGTACGTCTATCGTCCGTACTACAGACCATACTACGGGTATTACAATACCTATTATTATGGTGGGTATTATCGTCCATATTATGGATACAATCACCACTACCCTTATCATACCCATTATTATCCATATTATTACGGATATCACTACAACCCTTATTACGGCACAAAATATCGTAGAAACTACCCCTATTACAGCACAAAACCATATGGAAGACATTATGCATCAAGTAGTGCGTTGGGTAGAACCAAACACCATTATCAACCATATAATAGAACACATAGCAGTGGAACCGTAAATGTTATGAGGTCAGCAACACCGAATACTTATTATCGTACAACAACAAAAACTAAATCCGATACCAGACCGAAAACATCTGTTCGGAAAACCACGTATAATCGCACGACAACCAGTACGAGACCAAGTACTGCCACACGCAAAAAAACTGGTTATGATGCACCGATAAGAAGTTCTTCACGTAATGCGTATCGTGCTCCGTCAAGAGCACCCTCAAAAAGTTATAGTGCTCCGTCAAGAGCACCGTCAAAAAGTTATAGCAGAAGCACGGTCACCAGAAGTAGTTCTTCTCGTAGTTCGGGTGTTGTGGGTCGTGGTTCTGTAAGTAGAAGTAGTTCAAGCAGTAAAGCCAGACGTTAAAACCTGAAACTGGGGTTCATTGGAATATCTTGTGGTTCCAAACCGTAGACCTTATTAAAGGTATCAAACAATGACTTAATATTTCGACTCCCGTAGGGATTCATTGAATGCACAATGATTCGCTTCGGGAGTTCTTTTTCGTTGTCCAGACAATAATCTATAAGCCACTTGGCACAATGATAACCAGTTTTTTCTACATTTATTTCAGGAATAAAAAATTTATCAGAATAATTCTTATCGGATTTTTTAATGTGACTAATTTTAGATTGTATTGTTGGTTCGAGATTTTCATATTTCCATATAAAACCACCAACAGTTTTTCTTTCACCACGAGCACCTTTGGCGATATTACTATAATCAATACCTAATTGTCTGGCTGCTTCATTTACTGACCCATAAACATCAATTAATTCACCGTTTTTATTATATTGTGAAACCGTTTCACTATTAGCATGATTTTCACCATATGCTGTGAATTCACGTTCGAGTTCATAATGGGAATGTTTAATATTTTCAGATTGGGTACACCATTCCAGATTATTAAGATTATTATTCCATCTATTACCATCCTTATGATTTACTTGTGGTCTATCGGGGTCAATTCCTTCAAATGCTTCTAATACCAATCTATGAATTTTAAACCAATTATCATTACCCTCATTACGAAGTTTCACATATAGACCAGACTCGTTTTTTATTGGTGATAGAATCCCGCCAGCAGTTCCCTTACATATTTTAACCCGTTCGACACGACCCAAATTAGAGACAATATAAATCCCCTCATACCCTACAACATCTTTCCAGATTTCAATTTCATCGTCTAAATCATGGTCAAAACTCACGATATCTGGAACACCTTTGCCTTGAATCACAGAAATAAAAGCATAGTAATTCTTGACCACAACCCAGTCTTCGAGGTTATAGATTGGCAAACCCATATAATTAAAAGCGTCTACGGGTCGTCTAAAATCGTCTAAAAACAGATTATATGTCATGACATCAAATTTTTCTGGTTCCATCATTTCACAAAGATAAAAAAATATTTAAATTCAACAATCATTATTGGATATTCATCACGAAAAAACTATTTATAATAAAGAGAAATTATGGGTGAAAGAACCAAAAAAATACTTATTGCCGAAGATAACGAAATTAATTATCAAGTCATTGAAGAACGATTAAATAATGAAAGCGTTGAAATCATATGGGCGAAAAACGGTAGAGAGGCAATTGATTTATATTTGGAAAACAAAGACATTGATATTATTTTAATGGATATTCAAATGCCTGTTATGGATGGGATTGAAGCAGCGAAAGAAATCAAGAAAATAAATTCTGGTGTTCCGATTATCGCTATTTCTGCTTATGACAACATATCACATATCGAAACCGATATCGATGCATATATTCAAAAACCGTTCCAACTCAATAAATTATTTGTTATTATTGAGGAACACATGAAAAAAATATATGATGAGATATTAAAAAAAGAAGAGGAAAGACAAAAAAAATGGGTGGAGAATGAAAAAGAAACCCTTCAGGTTTTAAGTGGTGTTGCTGAACTTCTTGAAATGACTGACCGTGTTAATAGGGTTGAAACAGAAAATGTCATGAAAAAATTGAGTGAAATCAAAGACATTTTAAATAAAAAAATAATGGATTAAATTATCTGATTTATTACGTACCACGATTGACTTCGGGTTTGTTTTTGAATGAATCAAGTATTTATTGACATGAATGTCATTCAGATAATCAATGAGGAAATCAACGCCACGCTTTTTGAAAATATGGTGTGGTTTCACGGTACACCTGATGCCAGAGAAATAAAACAAGGTGGGGAATTTCAATCCAGAACCAATACCACCGAATATATTAGTGACCCCACGAAATGGCATGAACTTCAAAATCAAATGCAGAAAGTACGAAATCAAAGTGGAACTAATAATGAATACTTCCAATTGCTTGACCAAGCAGGTGCACTTCGTAAATCCATGTCGTATAAAAAACCCATATATTTTACCAATAAACGCAATGTCGCCAGCACCTATACCGACCCACACAGGTCAACAGATTATCAGGGGGCAGAACCACAAGTACTACATGCTGAAATAGATGATAGCGGAAATGTTTTACAAGTACCAGCAGTTGGTGAAAGATTTAGAGGAATTCCAGTACAAACCGTTAAACAAGCACTTCTTGATGCGGGAATTCAAGAAGAAAAAATAGATAAATACTTCACCATGTTTCCCACACAAATCAGAAACGGAAAAATGTCGGCAGATACACTGGGAATCATTGCTCAATTACTGGGATTTGATATAGTGGATGTACTGGGTGTGTTGGATAGTTATCACGGTGGAAGCACGCAATCCAATGTCAGAATGGTGTTCGACCCCAAGAGAATCAAAATACTTTAGTTGTCCCGATAGGATAAAAAACTTAATTAAGAACCCTCATCTGGATTTGAACCAGAACTACAACAGTCAAAGTGTTGTGTGCTACCATTACACAATGAGGGTGGGATTTTGGGTGTAAGGACGGTACTGACCCGTCTTCTCGTAATTCACAGTTACGTACATCACCTTAATGCTTCAAACACCATTTAAGTTATTATAATAATCTAAAAATTTATTAATTTCATTTTTTATATATAATTTACCCTTTTCATTATTAAGACTTTTCCATTTAATTCGATAAACCTTAATACCATGTTTCGTTAATAAAGCATCTCTGAAATCATCGTGTTTTTTTCTTCTTTCATGTTGTTTACCATCAATTTCTAAATCAAGTTTTAGATTTTCAAAATAAAAATCAAGAAAATAATTATATGAATTATCCATGCCCAAATCACGTTGTTTTATTGGATAATTATATTTGAATTCTATTCCATTATTTTTCAAGACATTTATAAAGAATAATTCTGGATAACTATTAACATTTCGTTTAATCCAACCTTTGTGTTTACCCTCTGAAATTAATTTAGCCATCACTTCTTTAGTTCTTATACTTTTTAATTTACGTCCACATGCATCTGAACATGTTTTTGATTTACTTAGTAAACCACTTTTAGTTTTATGTTGTTTATATTCAGAATCACAAATAATACAAATATTTGTTTTATTAATTAATTTTCTTGGCTTTTTCTTTAAAGTGTCACTAATTTTCTTTTTTGTTAAATCACTAAGTTTTCTTTTCTTATTATTATATCGTGCAGCACAAGAACTATTACAAAATTTTTTATGATTTTCAATTTTACTATTACAATTTAAACAATGTTTATCTTTTTTTTTCCAATGTGAGATATCAATATTTTCTTGTAATATAAAATTATTTATTTTATTATACGATCCTTTATTAGCATATCCATAATATTTTAATAATGCATCGTTTCTTGATTTAGATTTTTTTATTATTTCATGTAAATTCTTCATAATCAAACATATTATATAAATATGTGATTATGTCAGAAAAAACTGTTTCGAACTAAATTATTTTTGATCAGTAAGTAGGGTTCGAACCTGCGAAGTTCCCCGTATCCCAAATATGATGAGGTGATCAGACACCCCAATCACCCAGATAAAACTATAATATATCAAAGAACATAACTTTGGTTAGGCGTGGGGGATTCGAACCCCCGGTCCGCACTACCCTTGCACGGACACCAGATTCCAAGTCTGGCAGCTTAAACCTACTCGCTCAACACCTAATATATTAAAACAAAAAAACCCCACTCTTTTCAGAATGGGGTTGTGTTTAACCTTAAACTTCTCTTCGAAAAATTAGATATTACTTCCCCATTCACCATCCTGTGGATGTTGTTGCGGTTGGGGCTGTATGTTTACCAAATTTTTCATAGTTACAAACATTATTCTGTGCAAATATAAGACTTAAAATTATAAATACAATGGTTTTTTAAAAAAAGTTACATTATCTCACAAAAAAATGATTGCACCACGTTTTTTTGTGATGCAATCATCATAAAATTAGTCAAGTCTCAAAATTTTACATAACCACTAACTGGCATTAAAATTTTGAAAATCATTCCTGATTTCATCAGACCTAACTTAATACAATTATTAAGCAATGACTTTCAAACATAAATACTGGGTTTTAAAATATTTTTCATCAGCGGTTATAAATTATTGTATTTTTTCAGTATTTATAAAAAAATAATCTAACTAACGTGAAAGATATAATCAATATCATCGCAGAAGAAGTCGAACAATTTGATTTTCTTGGTAACGACAAACGTCTTAAAGAACAAGAAGTCAACGATTTATTGATGAACGAAGAACTACAAAAACAATTTATTTGCGATACGCTTCTCGGACATGACGATAAGGTAAAAATTATGAAAATTCAGGATTCCTACATCACGGGAAACTGGAATGAAACCAATATTGATGATGCCGATAGAATTTCATTGGTATATTCATTGATAATCGATTATTATTACGACAGTACGAAACCACCTGTTAGATTCAACCTACATTTTGAGGGTGATAATATCGATATTAGTGTTGGTGGTTGGCACGATGCTGGTCGTTGGGGTGGAACAATGGCTGATGCTATTGAACCCAGCGGAGAATCGTGGTATGATGATTTTGATTGGAATGATATCGATGTAAATATATATAATATTGAAGGCGATGAAATTGAATTCAAAGCATTTAATAATGCCCCGCCTAAGATTCAGGAATTATTTATTAAGCACTATATCCAAAATTTTATTGAAAACGAAACACTGGAACTCAGAACCGATGACCAAAAAGACAAAGTTCAGGACATACCGTATTGTTAAAAATGGAAAACGAAAGAAAAAAGTTATTAAAACGAATCGATGAGTTAATCACAAAAAGAAAAAGTGAGATGCTTAAAGAGTTACCATCTATTCATGAAATAGATGATGGAATAATCATTCGTTTTTTTACTGATTGGGATAATTGTGAGGACGACAACGACATTAAATTCAAAAAAATTGTTAATTATGGTAATCCGAATGATAGCACGGTATTTTTTTTCATTCCCAAAGGTTCTTTTTTCGACCTGAAACAACGTTTTTATATTGGAAGTCTTACGTGTTTAAACGGTAAAATAGATATCGGTGTTAATAACAACACGAAACAAATTACGGGTTATTCTAAAATATTGGTGAATTCCGATGAAGTTACGGGTTTGGCTCTGGAGAACACGTATCTCGTGACATCGAGTGACAAATCAAACTGGAAAAAAAGTACACATGACCACGTTAAGGAAGTACATGGATACTAATCACCATTTTCCCAATCGACATCTGGATTTCGGACTTCTAACTTTTGC